GCGTCTAAGTCTTTGTCGTAGGTTTGGCCGATACCTGCATACTGATTACGAGTTTTACCTTCCGGATCAGTCTCAATCCATTCAGTAGGATCACCAAACAAACCACTATCAATGACTTCTTGGGTGGCCACAATAACCTGTGTGACCACCCCATTTTCTACTTTGGCAAAACAACTCACGGTGTATAACTCCCAGAAGAATTGTACTTCAAGACAGTGTAGGAGCCATCTGTGGTTACCGTGGGCGAACCCGTTGTAGTACCAGAATAGGCCGACGTTGGAATACGTAAAATAACAACACCTGAACCACCGGCGGCTGCAAGCCCGGTATTACCCGAACCACCGCCACCACCACCAGTATTAGCAGTACCGGCGGTTGCGTTCGTTGTGTTAGTAGCTCCAGCGCCACCACCACCTGAGCCACCTGAGCCACCGGTACCAACAACGTGAGCACCACCACCGCCACCACCGGCATAAGTTACCGATGATCCCGAAATAGTACTAGCAGTGCCGTTTCCGCCGTTACCACCATTAGTAGAAGACGAACTAACACCCGCTGCTGATGCACCACCGCCACCACCGGCACCGGGATAAGAGCCTGCGCCACCACGGTTACCACCTGCACCCCCAGAATTACCTTGACCAGATGGAGATGCTGCGCCACCAGCACCAGCCGTGCCATTTTCGGATGTACCACCTCCACCACCAGAACCACCAGATGAACCTGCTGTTGCTGTTGGCGAGCCATAAATACCGCCTGCACCACCACCAGTGGAAGTAATCGAACCAAAAACAGAGTTGCTGCCACTGGTTGTTACTGCACCACCGGCACCGACCGTGACAGTGATTGCGGAGTCACCTTTAAAGTAGTTAAGAGTACCAGTGCGCAAGCCACCAGCACCACCACCGCCGCCAATGCCACCTGCACCACCACCGCCGCCACCGGCGACAACGAGGTACTCAACTGGAACATGTGGATCGAACACCAAGGTGCCCGACGACGTGAACGTGTGGATGGTGTAGCCGCCCGAGGAGGTGACCGTGCCGCCCGTTGCTCGTTGAGAGCCAAGGTAGCGAGCAATGACGACACCTGAGCCGCCGTTGCCGCCGTTGCCGCCGTTTGACGAAGCACCACCACCGCCGCCAGTGTTAGCAGTGCCTGCTGTTCCGGCACCACCCCAAGCAGCGGCAGCACCGCCACCACCCGAGCCGCCAGTGCCCGACGTACCACCTGAGTAAGCACCACCTCCGCCACCACCGGCGTAGGTAACTGAGGAGCCAGAAATTGAGGACGCTAGACCTGCACCGCCGTTACCGCCGTTACCTGCTGACGCTGCGGCACCCGCTGCACCCGCACCACCGCCACCACCACCTGCGAACTGGGTTGTACCGTTATTCTGCCCTCTACCGCCTGCGTTACCTTGTCCCGCTGTGCCGGTGCCGCCTGTTGTATCCGCTTGTGTACCGCCGCCACCTGAGCCGCCATTACTGTTTGACGAGACACCGGGGTTAACCGCACCACCACCACCACCTGAAGCGGTTATTGAGGCAAAAATACTGTCTCCACCCTTGTTTGTGGCTGTATTGTTGCCTGTTCCAGCACCCCCTGCACCAACTGTAACCGAGATAGCACCCGTAGCAGATACTGATGTAAGAGTGCCGGTAAGCATACCGCCCGCACCGCCACCACCGGCTAGGACGTTGTTGGATGAGCCACCTGCACCGCCACCACCGACTACGAGATACTCAATGTCGACAGTCGGGTTGGTGCTCGTGACGAAATAACCTGAGGTCAGGAACGTGTGGATCGTGTTGCCGCCGCTCGACGTGACGATGCCTCCGGTCGCTGCCTGAGGACCGGGGTAGGAGATGATGACAATACCGGAGCCACCTGCGCCGCCTGTGTACGGAGCGGTGCTGGCCCCGCCACCACCACCACCGCCGCCGCGATTGGCTGTACCGGCTGTTGCCACCCCGGTTGAACCTGCTCCACCTCCGCCCGCACCACCAGAACCTGGGGTTCCACCGCTGGTACACCCACCACCGCCACCGCCTGCGTAAGTAACGGATGACCCAGAAATACTAGACGCTAATCCTGCACCGCCGTTACCGCCGGTTGTTGAACCTGCTGTTCCGACTGCACCAGCGCCACCACCACCACCGCCTCCATAATAGAGTGCGGCGCTGGAACCGCGAGCGCCCGCATATCCCTGCCCAGCAGTACCCGCGCTGCCTGTGGTGCCTGCGTTAGTCGCGCCGCCCCCGGAACCGCCAGTGGTACCTTCTTCCGTGCCCGTTCGCCCGCCTGCGCCACCACCGATGGCGGTAAGGGAATTGAAGGAAGAGTTGCCACCGTTCGAGTTTGCAGCACCCCCTGCTCCGACTACGATAGGGTAAACAGTGCTGAGCGCAAGTATCGATCCGCTACCAGTCAGCAGGCCACCCCCGCCACCGCCTCCGGCGTTCTTAGCGCTGTCACCCGTTCCACCACCACCGCCTCCGCCAACGATCAAGTACGAGACGTTGAGTCCAGTAACCGGCCAAATATTAGCACGTTCGGCTTCGGAAATATCACTTAGGTGCCACAACCCCGAGGCGGAAATAATAGTCGGGGTAATGACGGTACCCAGAAAACCACCACGAAGAAACTTACTCATGTAATGTTAACCCAAGAAATTACTGCAACGAGATCACCATTGGCACCAGCGAGAATAGTGATCTTGTCACCCTCTTCTAGGTAAATTGGCTTCTCTGTGATCATTAAGGTAGCGTCAGCCGGAATTGCTATAGTCGAGCAAATCGGGTATGACGTAGTTGCGCTCGAGTCATAGAAGCTACAAGTAAAGTCAGCGGTAGCCGAACCGTCAATGTTGGCGACCGAAAAATGTTCAATCTTGAAAACCTTACCACTACCGGCAGTGTTTTCGAGGAGGTCAGCAGTACTCGTAGTAACGGCTTGACCTTTTGTCTGACCGAGGATAGTTCCAACGTTTACAATATTAGGTGCGGCCATATTTAACCTCCAAAGACCAGAGCCATAGCAATGGCCTTACCGGTACTAGCTTTTGTATCTAACTGTGTCTGAATAGGGGACGTAACGCCATCCGTGTAATTGATCTCCGTAACGGTAGCAGTAAACACCTCCGTGGGATCAAAGATAACAATTGGCAGTGTAGGGTCAGTAGCGTCAATGTCCATACCATAGCCAGCCACGAGGCCAGCCACCGTACCTGCACCGTCTAAACCGGGAGGTCCTTGAGGACCAGTGGGACCAGTAGGACCAGTTGGGCCCGTAGGGCCAGTGGGACCAGTAGGACCGGTAAGACCCTGTGGACCTTCCGGACCTTGTGGGCCAGTCTCACCAACGAGATCGGTTACGTCAACACCGTTTATCAAACCAACGTTTAGGATGTCATTACCGTTCATGTCAAAGTCGACATTCATGGCGTTGGGAGACGTACCATCCCGTGATAGGGTGTTCTCGATAGCCGCTTCGATTGCTGAGTTATTCGCGTTGATTGCGGCAATAGCACTAGTCTCCTGACCAGTGATATTCGCTAAGTCACTGAGAGTAATCTTTGCCATTGGTTACCTTTACAGGGAATAAGTAATAGTCAGGCCAGTGATGTCTGTACCGACAGCACCCGTGTCAGAGTTAGCTGCACCGGTAGTCAATGCATACGAAAGACCTGCCGAGAGATACAAACCCTTAGCCCAGCTAACTACTGTGAAGTCTGCGGCCTTGAGGGGAATAACGAGGGCCGGAACAGAGGTACCAACAGTAGGTGCGACAGCCAAGTTATAAATCTTGAGATATCGAACAGCGGCGTTTGAATTGTAGATACTAATCGTAAAAAGATCGACAGCCGCAGTTGCAACACTAGTGGCGTTCGTGCTACCGGCAGTCGTAGGAAGGATATGAGTTAAGTTTGCTTTGTAGAGAGAACTAGCCATTACAACTCCATTTGTTAAAAGAAAGGGGGCCTTGCGACCCCCATTCAATCATTAGCTGTTGGTAACAGCAGGCCAGGGCTGGTAGCCAAACACACGCACCGTGATTTCACCGGCGGTAAACGCAGCGGTGTTATACGAAGCGGTGATCAGACCAGTATTGGCGAGGGCGGTACCAATGAGGGCACCAGCCGACGTAGAGCCGTTAGTGAGAATAACCTTCTCACCGGCAGCGTTAAACGACGCAATAGCGAGGGCAGCAACGAGGCCGTCATCGTCATACGTAGTCGTAGTGTCCTGACGGATCAGGCCAACGTCGAGGGTAGCAGAGCCACCGGAAGTGACCGCAACGTTAGTTACGACCTCGACACGCTCGATGAAGAAACCCGACGGAATGAGAACACCGTATGCCTGAATCGCCTCGGAAGTACCGAGGGGAGTCACAGCAAAGCGAACTTCGTATTCGCGCGAGTCACCATCGGAGCGGTATTCACCACCCCGGGTAACAGCCGCCTCGGACGTACCGAGCTTAATACGAAGGCCGTCGTTATTATACCAAACACCCATTTTACATTATCTCCTAATTAAGCAACGACGTCAGTGTCGGTGATGATGGTGATGAGTGCTTCCGGACGCCAGAGACCAAAACCATAACGGCAGGTCGAGACGTACTCTTCACGCTGGAAGTCCTTGTTATACTCGGAATCAACGTGAGGCTGTTCACGAACGAGACCAATAAACGGACGCGCATCGGGGGCAGCCGAGAAGAAGAGGTTAGCGACACCAGCCGCCGAAGTCTTCGAACCAGCCGGGCCGGTGATCGTCTCGTTAACGGACTTCTTGAGATTGAGGGAAGTATAGACGTCCCAACCCAAGATGTTGAACGAGAAGTGCGAACCCGTAATCAGGTCGTCGCGCATGATACCTTCCCACTTGGGGTTGTTATCGAGAGCAACGAGATTGGTCTGGTTCTTGAGAGTAAACTCAACCGACGGATCGACAATGGCTACTCGGTTCGTCATGGGCGCAGCCGCAAGCTCTAAGGCGTACGTGGCGAACATGAAGTCCTTAATAGCGATTGCTTCCGAGGTACCGGAGCCAACCCAACGGTGAGCAGCACCGTTAATCGTATTCGGGTTGGAAGCAGTCTGACCGTCGGGACCGACCTTGAGGGCGTCGACTTCCATCTGCTTAGCGAGGGCACGATACATATTCGGAACAAACTTTGCGGAAAGCTGTTCGAAGTAGAACGAGTCCTGCTTCATCTTGTTAGTGATATACAGACCGGTCTGCTTGTACTGCGAAATGGTGAACGTGAAGTTACCAGTATCAAATGCGGTATACACAACCGGGCGATTTTCAGCATAGTCCGAGACTTCCGCCTGACCGATCGACGGGATGTTGATCGTAGTGCCATCCGGAAAGTCTTCTACCATGTCAATCCACTGCATGGCCACGAGGTCTTCGAGGAAAACTTCCTTGATCTTCGCGGACCACAGATTCGACCGAATCAGATGTTCAGTCGACTGAGTAGAAAAAGCCATTTATTTCTTCTCCAATTTACTTATTCAAAAAATGCCGTACCTAACTTGAGGGCATCACGCATTTCCTGCGCCTGCGTCTTGGGGTCATTGTACAGCTTGGGGTTAGTCCTACGCAATTCGCTGTAGAACTTCTGATTGCGAGCGCCGCCAGATTCACTACGAATGTTGAAGCCACCGGTCGGGGCAACAGTACCACTCGGAGCACTAGGAGTGCTGAGACCAATCATACGGAAGAGAGCATCGGGGCTCCGGAGACCAACATCTCGTAGGTCTTCGACACTCATACCGAGTGAGCGAGCAGCGTTGTTCAGTTCCTTCGTGGCGTTATCGCCCCAAACCTCATTGAGCTTGGAGACAACAGCATCACGGTTAGCCTGAGCGCGACGTTCATTGTCTGTCTTTGACAGAGTTTCGCGGATAATCTTTTCGATATCCTCGGGAGAAGCGGGAGACAGTTCCTTCGGGTCTACAATGGGATGTCCATTATCACCGACAGTAGGTTCGCCCTTGACCTTCTTATAGAAGTCTTCGAGGGCCATACCCTGTTCTGCTTTCAATCGAAGCTGTTCGTTCTCGGCGGTAACCCGCTTAATGAACTCATCGGCTTCGTACTTACCACGCGCGAGCTTTTCGATGTCGAGTTCACCGGTTTCAGTGGCGAACTTCTTCTTTACTTCCTCGACGTAGTTAACCTCATTCAGGGTCTTGAACGGGTCATTTGAGTTTGCATCGGTCAATGCTTATTCCTTTAAAAATGATAAGAGTGATTGGACTTTCCTCAAACCCCGGATTTCTCCGTTGCGGTCAGCTTTGAGGTAAGGGAAAGCCGGATTGGTATACTCATTGATGGAAAGGTCGGATTGCTCTACCTCCCTCTCCATTTCTTCGACGATCGCGAGCAAGCGACCTAAGATAACCGTGTCCACCAGTAGGAGTTCACGGAATTTGTTTGCCTCTTCACCGCGTAGGTGTTGAGTCCACTTATGCGAGAGCGTCATTGGCGGGGTCCGAGAAATCATCCGGGGTCATACCGGAAGGTGTATCGATCTGGGCCATAGTGCTCTCGTCGTATGAGTTCTGCTGCTGAGTAGCCTGAGCATTCTCAGAGAGACGTACGAACGGCTGAACAATATCCCACTCTTCGAGGTCCAGTTCCTCCGACATCATCTTAGCCATCTTTAAGCCACTAAAGTGGACGCTAATGGCCGGGTCACCATATAGAGGCGACGCAGCGAAGTTATTGAGGTTCTGGATACGTTCCGCTCGCTCGGCAAAATGCCTCGCGGCTACGGGCTTGAGACGTCCGTTAGCAGAGAGATCAGCAGCACGAATGGTTGCAAAGTCAACAGTGTTATACTGGTTATCGACAATGCGGATGCTAGTCGGAGTGAGGTACTGTTTGGCGTACACCAACATGCCGTTGAGAATCTTTTCGATCTGCTGCTCTTCGAACTGTCCAATCTTGTTTTGGAAGATACGAGAAGCGGCATTCTCTAGGCGCTGTACTTCGTACGCGGTCTTTTCACCCGGGGACCTCTGACCCATCGCTTCCTTGGGAGCGCCAGCCATTTCTTCCATCATCTGTTCGTACCTCTGAATCTGGAGGTCTACTTGGACGACGTTAGTCTGGGGAGTCATGAGTTCGACGTCACCGTCGCTATCGACAAAAATCTTCTCCATCGGGCCCCACTCAAACTCACCAACCAACCCCTTAATCTTGAGGGGCGGGAAAGTAGTGAGATCGAAGAGATCGGCTTTCATGTTCTCGATATGATCGAGGCGGTACTGCATACCAACCAAGTTATCGAGAGGGCCCATTGCCCAGAGGTTATCCTGACGTACGCGCCAACCGGAGTGCCAAATAGGCAGTTCGGCGAGGGGGTAGGGGTGAGGAGCCTTGAAGATCACCTTGCAACGATCCATGACGACAATCATATGATTGCGCAGGAGTTCGTCGCGTTCCTTGTCGTAGAAGTCACCGTAGAAGGTGAGGAGTTCTACATACTCGCTTTGGAGGTAACTAACGTACGAACCAAAGCCATCTACCATATACTGCTCGTCAAGCTCTTGGAAGTCACCCGGAGGGATCGTTGAGACTTGACTGCGGTTGTTCATGCACTCGGAGAAGACCTTCTCGGCGATCACTCGCTCTTCTTCGGTTTTAGTGAGTCGAGTCATGAACTCTTTCGCTTCGCCAATCGACATCACAGATCGAATGATCTTGGCCGTGTCGGCGAAGGAAGATGCGGTAGGATTGAATACGATATTGAGAGGGTGGATACGGACGGGGCGCGCACCGGTAAAACCCGGTTTGATGCGACCACCGACCTCAACGGAGTTATCCACCCATTCTACGGTAGAGAAACAGTTACCGTAGTCAATGTAGTCTTGGATAAGCTTCTTAACCTCTTCCTTGAAGTAGGGTTGCTCAACGTTCCAGAACATGTAGTTCTTGATATTGTTCTGCTTGAGCATGTCATTGTCTTCGTGAGACGCTGCTTCCCAGTCGAGCCACTTCCGCTTGGGGAACATCGTGGCTTCGTAGTTGGCAATTAGGTTGTCGCGAATCTGACAAATCTTTGGGATCGTGGTCTTGTTAGACCAATCGAGCTTAGCGTTGGTTGTGGTCGTAGTATCGACAGCATAAACGTAGTTGCGGAGTTCTTGCTTGTCTTTCTTCCACGGATCACGGTAGCTGTCCCACTCATACCAAAACCGTGCGATGGCCTTGCCAGTGTCGTCGGGATTGATCAGGTTTAGGACATCAAAGGTTTTCTTTGGCATTACTTTTTATTTACCATTTTACCAGTTGTGGATGGGTAACTCTTGATAGTCGTGTGTTTACCACGAATCTTAGCACGAGTTTCTTTAAAAAGCCTACCGTCACTATCTCTTCGCCATTCTGAGTCAGTACGTTGCTGTAGCCTCTCGTAGGTCTTTCTACGCTCTTCTTGGGCTTTTCGCATACTATACGGAGCCCTACCTTTAGGCTGAGCCTTTTCGTATCGACGATCTTCGATGTTCTTAGACTGTTCGCGGCCCTTGTACTTCACCACTAAAACCCGCCACCGGTTTTGTAGCCCTTACGAGCCGCACGGGCGGCATTGGGGGTACCTGCTGGGCCAGTGTACTTTTTGCCCTTAGTGGGCTTACGACCATCGGGGAGCTGGCTCGGCTTGGGCTTGGGAGCCGTTACCTTCTTGAGACCCTTCACGGGCTCCTTGGGAGCCTTCTTGGTATCGGGACGCCGATCTGGTACCTTACTAGGGCCCTTAGCAGCAGCCTCTTCTTTGGTCTTTGTATTGTACTTCTTACCGTTGTGCGTAAACTCTTTCTTACCGGCCTTACGAGCCGCAGAGAAAGCATCACCAAATTTCGACATGTTAATTGATTCCTCCGAATCGCTTGTTGACGTACTGGGTCCGCTGACGCTGACCTCCGAAGTATTCTAGGCTAGGGGGTACACAAATATCCATAACCGAAGCTAGACAGTCTTTGACGTCATCATGGGGAGGATTCTGGAGTACCAACTCATTTTCGAGGATTTCGCAGTTACCACCGACATAGTGATAAATCTGACGATTCTCGTATCGAGGCGACAAAGCAGCCCTCATTCGATCTTCCTTCTTGGTCATTGGCCTAACGTCATCAATCGACAG